TATAGCTTGAAACTAACCAAACCTTTATTAATGTTAATAATTTTCATATGCGATTCGATAAAATATATCGGATCTTCAGAACATTTTATATATTCTTCGACAAGCTCTTGCGTCCATTCAATCGATTGATTCGAACGTTTGAGGTTGATATTGCCGTTATAACCTTTAAGACTACTTAGATCCACCATTTTTCATATCCTCAATAACTTTTTGAAGATCTGATGTAGAACCAACGAAAAGGTTATTTGTTACTTGTTTAGCTTGTTCATTGGTAGGAGCGTCCGCCGCACTTATAGAACGAATTTGTTTTTGTAGCTCCATAAGGTCTTTGTTAGCCTGAAGCATAGTGTCCATTAATTTCGCCAATACTTCGAAGGCTCTTGGGTGTTGAGAAGAATCTGCTATCTGTGCTAATTTTTCCATTGCGTATGTTCCGTTTTGAATTACTTCGTGTATATTTCCACGGGCCATTTCAAAATCGTTTCTTGCACTATCATCATGAGCTTTAGCAACTATTTCTTTAACAGGGTCGGCTACAGGAGATAAATTTAATGCATTATATATTGGATTGTTGTTTCCAGTTGTCATGTGCTCACATTAGTGTTGTTTGATACATAACCATAATCAGTTGTAGCTGTAATTAAATGAGGATCTATAGATAAAGCAGCGTTAGATGTTGGTTTTCCTTGTGGTGTTAATCCTGGTTGATTTTGCAAATATGCAACAGGAGAAGAGTTTCCAACATAATCTGATAATGTTGCATTATTAGCAACGGTGGGTGTATAAAATACGTTATTAGCAAATTTAATAATTTTACCTTTTTTAATTGGACCATAAATCCATCCTTTAAGAGTAAAATCGAGAGTCCAAGTTAAAGATCTACGGTCTTTCCAATCGCCTTCATAAACATCATCTTGTGTAATTGTATTTAAAATAATTGGAATTTCCATCGTTATTTCCATTTCAGGAATAAGATGAACGGTCGTTGTCCAATCAGGTGTAAAATATGGAAGAATTTGCTCTACTATTTTAGTTCCATCTTCTGCATTTTTTACCATAATATGAAGTCTAAATCCGAAATTGTAGGGAACAGGATTAAACTGATATTTTAAAACATCTGAATTTGTACTATCTGTAACAGAAACTTTTCTAACAGTGCTCAATTTTCTATCAGCGTCATACGTAATACCAGTCATTTCGAAAGCCATTAGAGGCATAGTTGGCGTTGCTGTTTGACGATCAAGAGCAGGATCTGCACCTACACGAGCTAACATTTTTTCTTTTGGACTATAAGTTACAGGCACTCTGATGAGTTGTGTCATTTTGCCAGTATGATCTGTTCTTGTGATACTAATACTATCAAACAAAGTACCAAATAATGTAACGTATTTTCTTATTGTAGAAAAATAATATGTTTGATTAAACATTAAATATGACCTTCACTAAATGGGTCTATGACACTAAAATCTATAAAGCTATTAGATCCTGATTGGAAATTAATTGATCCATCATTTAAAGTTTCATTTTCCGAACCCGGAACTATAGATTCTAAATTATAATGTTCGCTAACAAGAAAATTATCATCTTCGTCCATTAAATAAAAATTATCTTCAGTTCTGATAGCATAATCAAGTATATTAGTTGAAAATTTTGTTTGTAAAATATCAATTTCATATACGCCAGTATTAAGAACCTCATCGCTATATTCGAATAATTCGCAAACCATTTCCCATGTTTGCAAACCACCAAGCTGATAAAACATCTCAAGCTTGCTAACAGATTTAATTTGAAATACTTTTTTATTTAATGGAAAGTAAATAATATCGCCTTCATTCGGTCTTACTTGTGTAGTATAAGTTCCGATCTCCTGACTGAATATTCTTTGTGCAACAGAAAATGTAACCTGATCTCTGATTTCAAGACCGAATTTAGACATAAAATTACCGTCACCAGTAAATCCATTTACGGACTTAATGTACATTTCAATTTCATAACTTTGTTCATAAATTGATTGATCGTCGGCAGTGTATAGCTGATCATAATTCCCAAGCTTACGTGGGATGTACAACATATCTTCGCCATATATCTTAATAGCTTCAATAATCAAATTTTCAAGAAGATATTGTTCCTGAGAAGATTGGAAATTATTGAAGAAAAAATTGGTTGCCATATGTTAGCCTATCATGTCTGTGATTGGCAATGAATAGCTTGTAATCATTTCCGCTTCAAGCTCTTTACGTTCTTCTGTCGCTTCATCATAAATTGTTTGACCATTAAATGTTAAACCACCAGGAAGTTGCATACCTTGGAATTTTTTAAGATTAGTTCCCCACTGCTGTTTAATTAAAGCAGTAGCATAACGAGCTAACCAACGGTCGCCCCATGTTTTTGTAAATATATTTGGTTCAACAACTTGATATGCTTCAACAATAACAAAATCGCCCGTGTTAATAATACTCCAATCTGTATCAATATAGAATCTATTAACATGACGATTATAACGAATAGGCTGCTGCCCAACAAGCATTTGTTCTAGGAATTGTACATGAGTAAGTGCCATATAGTATGGCACCATTGAAACCGACGTAAGAGTGTAGAGATCGTTCAATGCTATCTGATAACGAATATTGAATAGGTTGTTAGTATTAAGACCTTGACCGATCGGAAATATGTTTACTGCACCAATAATATTGTCTGGCAATGTAAAATATCTATTTGTCTTATCAGTATTAGTTATCTGGTATTTGAAATATACCTTTTCTGTACCGTCAAAATGGTAGTCGGCGAAATATAGCAATGCCTCGTCTACGCGATCGTCTACCTGATCGTCGTCAACGTTAATTTCAATAACTGGCTTACCTAATTTTCTCAGGCAGTATTCTTTGAAATCTGCTCTTGTGGATGGTATTGCCATTTTGGTTCCTGTCCGTTATTTGGCCAACATAATTCAAAATCAGTTTTAGCTATTAATTCTAAATCGTATGTATCAATTATTTCAAATAATTCTTTTTCTTTTGCAAAACAAGCTTCTACGAATTCTCTAACTTTTTGATCAACTATTTTCATATCAGCATAAACAAATTTTTGTTCGTTTATTTTCCAATTAGTTTTTACATTATGTAAAGCCATTAAAGAATATTTAGTTTGTGACTCTCTATCAGTTTTAAATACATTACCATCAATATTCAAACCACTCGTTTCTTGTGCATATCTTTTCATAGAAACTAATACTTTAAATTGTACAAATCCTACAAATCTTGCATCCCAAGTTTGGATTAATTCATCAGTATTTTCATTGTAATTTGGTGCTAGTTCAACAATATTCCAACCGAATTTATTATTTTCAGGAGGTTCAGTTTTTGTAAGCTTAACATATTTTATTCCTTCGATTTCTCCGCCTTGCCAATCTAGGGAAAAAGAAACGTGTGTTAAATCATAACGAGGATCAGAAGGATATTTGATAACTACACCGTTTTCAACGATACCAAAAATATTATTCATTTAATAATCTCCTATTATATGTATGTACCACCGGCAGCCCATGCGCCTGTATAAGCACTAGCATAAAGAAGTGTTCCGCTATCTCCAACTACTACATAATTAGTAGTAGAACTACCGGCTACACCGTAAAGAGTATAGCCAGAAATATCAGCCCTTGTTATAGAAGGAGTAGAAGCTCCTGACCAATACAGTAAAGAGCCACCGCCTACTGCAAGAAATTGTGAATTTAAATATTTTATTTTGTTTAAAGTAATTGATGCTCCTGAATAAGCATAAGGGTATTGAGTGCCTGTCGCTAGACCACCACGAATAGAACCAACGTGTTCGCCAACTCCATAGAGATAAGATCCACCAGTGGCTACACTGTTAAATGCAGCTAGTGAAGCTGAAGCATCTCGCGGAACGACAGACCAACCCGATGCTATTACATCAGTATCATTAGGTGGCTTCGATCTGTAATGCATTAAACCGCCTTTCTCCGCAGTGTAATAAAAACTACCATTTTGTACATATCCAACCATTCCCGATGCAGAAAGCCCAGAAGTATTTCCATTTCCAACATATCCACTAGAAAGATCTGTATAAAATATTGCTTTGTATTGGGGCGATGAAGAACCACCCGTAAGAGTGAAACAACCTGCAACAAAATCTAAACCATATAATACGTTTGGTGTAGATAATACGTTCATATTTCTAGTCCAAGTAGAACCATTATCGGTGGAATAAAGCACCCAACCGTTATCTCCAGCTGCAACAAAATTTGCACCATTATTTACTACATGTTTTAAATCATTAGTATAACCATTATCTTTTTTAATCCAAGTTACGCCTTTATCTGTTGATTGGAATATAACTCCTCCTGTACCAACCGCAACAAATATATTACCGTTATTTGTTACAGATCTAAAATTCTGTGTTACAGTTATAGGAGTTCTTGTTAACGTTATACTTTTAGTTACAGAAGAACCATTATAAAAATAAAACGTAACACTGTATGTACCGATATCTCCTGCCATAGAAAAATTGCTGATAGTTGCATTACCATTTCCATCTAAATATCCGTATGGCGAAGCTTTACTACCATATGTTAAATGACTAGGCGCAGTAGTTGTTATCCAATACGCATTACCAGCTAGACCTCCAGAAATACTCCAACTAAAATTATACGCCGCAACTTGAGTGGTTGGAAAAGTTACTGTTGGAGCAGGACCGGCGTTAACAACGATAGTTTTTGTAACAGTATTACTAAATTGGAAATAGATAGTAACTGTAAATGTTCCTACATCTGGAGAATAATCTCCACCTGTAAAATTTGCTTCGCCATTCGCATTTAAATATCCATATGGGGAACTAGAAGATCCAAAAGCCGGTTTAGATGGAGCAGTAGTTGTTACCCAAAACCCTTCGTTTGGTAATCCACCAGATATACTCCAAGTAAAAGGTACGCCATTAGTCGCATTGGTAGGATATACTACAGGTGGAGTTCTTCGATATCCAAGTAAAAATTCATTAATTAACATTATCTACTATCCCTTTGGACTTGATTACCACGCCAAGTTGTACCACCATCGTCGGTGAAAAATACCCAAATGTCTGTGTTTGTAGAAGGAGAAGGTGCTATCGCTCCTGGCCATTTTGGTGCAACAGACCAAGTTATACTTGTAACACCACTAGTTTTTACTACCATAGAATACAAGTTACCACTCGCAGGAGCTGCTCCAAATCCAACTGTGACTGCGCCAGATCCAGTTATAACAAAGTAATTACCATCAACCGGATTTATCGTTAAACTAGAACCAGCACCAACACTAATAACATTAGCTGCATAATTTTTACCAAATCTTACTAGACCAGTAAATGATGGTGAAGATAAATTAGCATAACCAGAAATACTGGCACCAGCTGGTATAGTAACAGTACCAGTAAATGTTGGTGAAGCTATTGGTGCATAAGACGCCAAAGAGGTAGTTAATGCGTAACCAGAAATACTGGCACCAGCTGGTATAGTAACAGTACCAGTAAATGTTGGTGAAGCTATTGGTGCATAAGAAGCCAAAGAGGTAGTTAATGCATAAGGAGTTAATGCAGAAGAAGTAATATAACTAGAAGGATTAGTTGCATTATAAGGAGTAAACCCCAAAGCAGTAGTTACTTGAGAGCTTGTTATACCAGTTAAATAAGGAGAAGCTGCCCAATATGGTGGTGTTGAAGCGCCACCAGAAAATAACAACCAACCACCAGTTCCTGGTAAGCTGTTTGCAAGTAAAACAGCTGTTCCGGTTATACCAATATTTGCTGTGTGAGTGTAAATGCCTGAAATTTGATAATTACCTGTATTGGTTAGGTAATTAGCTGCAGCAACAGTTCCAAGATAAGAAGCATTATTTGCACTAATTGTAGCTATGTACGCAGAATTGACATGAGTACCTGTTGTGTTGACTACAGTTCCTGTTCCTTGAGTAACAAATAATCCAGTTGTATTAACAGTAAGACCATTATTTGCATTAACAAAGGTGCCAGTTGTATTTGCCACAATACCATTGTTTGCTAATACGGATAAAGAACCAGTTGAAGTTACTGTTCCAGTTAAACCAGCTCCACCAGAAATAGAAGTTACACCAAGACCCGTCCAATAAAGTCCGGTTCCATTGGAAGCCAATACGTTACCGGGATTACCAACAATGCCATTAGCAGTAATAAGAGAGCCTGCTCCAAAAGTTATACCTGCACCGGAAGTACTGTAAGTATGAGTACCAGTTATAGTATAATTACTTGAAGTATTAATATAATTAGTTGCAGCAACTGTTCCAAGAAAAAGTGCATTGTTTGCAGTATAAGATGTTCCGGTAAAATATGTTACTGTGGTATTCGAAGCGATAGAACCATTAACAGTAGTATTACCAACGATAACAGTATTCGTAACTTTTACTGTGTTACTAACATTTAAACTGTTACTACTTGCAGAAAAAGTCAAACCGCTATTAGAACCAAATGTAGTTCCGTTATAATATTGAATAGCACCAGATCCGCCATCTATATTAGCAGAAGCGGAATTTGACCAATAAATGTTAGCTCCAGTACCTCCTGAAGTAAGAATTTGGCCAGCAGTACCAACTTGAGCATTTGCAGTTAAAGTATTTGTGCTGAAAAGAGCACCATTAAATGTAACAGCGTTACTAAAATTGTGTGTATTTGTCCAAAAATACTGAGCCGCTGTATTAAGACCTGCACCCCAGTAAACATTAGCTCCAGGACCACCAGAAACTAATACTTGTCCAGGAGTACCAATTAAAGAATTAGCAGTTAAAGTGTTTGCAATAGTTACTGGGCCATTTAATATAACTCCAGCTGTATAAGTATGAACACCGGATATCGTATACGCACCAGTTGAATTAACATAAGAAGTCGAAACAACACCACCGAGGTATAATGCATTATTTGCAGTACCAGTAAATGAAGTCGAATTTATAACTGTATTGACAGTAGAGTTACCAACATTTATATTAAAACCACTACCAGAAGAATTACCAACATTTACTGAGTTACCAACACTTAATGTATTAGATGCAACTGTAAAAATAAATCCTGAATTAGAAGCCAACACACTGCCATTGTAGTATTGAACGCCACCGGCACCAGCTGAACTATTTACTGATGGAGCTGGTGTTGACCAGTAAACTGAAGTACCATTTGATGTAAGTAATTGGTTTGCTTGGCCATAAGAACTATTAGCAGAAATACCGTAAGCTGCTCCGATAACTATACTATTGGCAAAAGTTAAAGTTCCGGAAAGAGTGTATGAACCAGTACTGTTAACATAGTTTGAAGCTGCTACGCCACCAAGATAAGAAGCATTGTTCGCAATACCAGTAAACGAAGTTGAATTCATAGTTGAATTGATGGTAGAGTTACCAATAACTATTGATGATGCATTTACAGTCGAATTAACTGTACTATTACCAATCAAAAGCTGAGTGTTTGATAACTGAACGTTTGCATTAACGTTCAAATTAGTTAGGAAATAAGCATTACCGCCAACGTTAGCATTACCAGTAATAGTAGAGTTACCGGTAATGTTTGCCGTTCCTGTGATTACAGCATTGCCTTGAACGTTAGCAGCACCAACAAC